TGCTTCTTTGCGGCGGCGCTTGCGGCCAAGTAGATCGATCATCTTGATTGATTCTCTGCGTTGATGTTCAGGCCGCGACGGATCGGCGCGTAGGCCATGATGAAGCCATCGCCAAGGTTGGGGGATGCCACTTCACGCTTTTTCATGTCCTTTTTAGATTCTACCTTCACGCGCCCGTTGTTGTCGAAGTCGCGTAGCGGCGTGCATAGCTCCATCTTCAGTTTAGACAAGTGGCTGATGGTGCTATCGATGCTAATTAGGTCCTCAATCTTGAACTTCGGCGGGACGGTGCCGTTCTTGATCGACTCAACGACCATGTGAGTGAGCAGGAAGCGGTCTGCCACGTCCCACCACATCTGCGCCTTGATGTTGCTGAAGAAATCCTTGTTCTTGATCTTGGTCTGCCCATAGATCGCCTCGGGGCGCAGTACCTTGCCGCCAGCATTGAACCCATCGTGCGTGACACGATTGTTCGGATGCTCCTTGTTCAGCTCGTTGAACTTGGAGCCAGCCGAGGCGCCGACGCCGATGCTGTCGTAGATGATGTGAGCTCCGCCAACCTGGGCTTCGTGATAGGCCATTGTGCAGGACTTGAGAAGCTCATCTTCGCGGCCGTGCCACTCTTTAGCGGATCTCGCAATAGAGCCCTTGCGAAGAACCGTTGCGCAAAGGTCGGCCCCATCATCGGCGATGTCAAATCCTAGCGAGGCGCGGCCTTCGTCCATTCCTGGAATAAGCTTGTGCGCATCGACAGCAGACTCTACCCATGCCGACTTGATGACCGACGTATCGTCATCGAGCAGGTAGGCGCCTTCCCAGATGTGGTTGTAGAGGTTGATGGGCATCGTCGCCTTGTCGTGCACGCGAGACTCTTCCAGTTCCTTGCTGAACCATGGGTTGTCGGAGTGGTTGACGTTCGTCACTAGGGAGCGCGGAGGCGGATTGCTGTCGAAGTTCTCGGCCACCCAACTGTTTGGCCGCTTCGGGTTCCAGATCAGCCAGACCTCTGACTTCGGGGCGCGGATGGTTGGCAGCAGGTCAATCCAGCTTGAGTGCGGGACGGTTTCGGCCTCTTCGACGATCAGCAGGGCGATCTGCGCCATCGACTTAACGGCCTCGATGTTGTGTCGCAGCCCCTTGAAAATGAACTCGGTGCCGTTGCTCTTGTGACGGAGGAAGTCTGTGCCGACATCGTATTGAGTCTTCAGCCAGGCGCACGACTCGATGGCGTTCTTCAGTTCGGCGTGGAATGACTCCTTGATCGAGTTCTGCAGCTCTCGGGCGCAGACGATGCGCAACGATTCAACGGCGCCCCATACCGCCGCCATCTTGGCCACGTTGAATGACTTGCCAGATCCTCGACCGCCACGCCATGCCCTGTAACGCAAGCTACCCCGCGCCGGGGCAAAGCTTGGGATCATCACGGGGGGCATTTCGATGCGCAGCGTGCTCACTTGGCTTCTTGGCCTTCCATGGATGGCGCGACAATCTCAATGCGGGTTGGCGTGTTCATGCTGCCGTCGCTGTTGGTGTGATCAACCTGTTGACGGTTCGTGTAGGCGCCGCCCATCTCTTTTGCAGCCTGCTCCATCAGCTGGGCGGCCAAGGCCATGTTCTTCATGCCCTCTGCCTTTGTCACCATCCGGTCAAGTGCACGCAGGCGAACCGCCTTGTTTGCGATTGGGATGTCGGCAACTTCCTCTCTGAACCTCTTGCGAGTGTCTTCAAAAAGGCTAACCCATTTGCTCGCCAAAGTTCTGCCAGCAACCTTTGTCGGGTCATGTTGAGCCACCTGCTGGCGAGACACTTCAAAGTTGAACTCTTGCTTAACGGCTTGAGCTACTTGAGTAGGAGTGTCGAAACAGGCCAGCCCCTGAACGATAAAGGCTTTGATTTCTGTTGGTAGTACCGCCATAGAGGTTCATCCGTAGCTCAGAGTATGAGCCTATGCAAGTTTTAGCAGGCATGTCCCGCATGCTCTTGCCACGTTAATTTGTGCCACTTCTGGTGGCTTGCTGGCAGCATCAATCATCACCTGAACGTCAGGGCTCGCACCGTAACGACGAACCACTCCAACGAACTCTTCCACGTCATGCCCGCGCATCTCAAGCTTGGGCATTCCATCCTGCTTGAACTTGGGCGCCCCGTACTGATCTTGCGCCTGGGCGATGTGATAAAGCTCATGCTCGACCAGCGCGCAGAACTCTTCATCAGTGCATTGTGAGCAATAGTCGGCAGCCAGCGTGATGATGAAGTCCGGCTCTTCTCCGAACCATTCGCGCATCTGTTGCTCTTGGCGCGCCTTCTGCCATCCACCGGCACGGAACATAACCTGCTCGGCTTGCCCCAGCACTGTGCGCCCCTGCTTGGAAAATGCGCTAGATGCCCACATGACCTGGATGTTCGCATCAGCCAAGTGGCCATGCTCTTCGTTGTGGATGCGCCCCGTGTCGGCAATCACCTCGCTCAGAACCCAATCCCAAACCTCTGGCGCGGGCTGCACGGTCAGGAACATCCTTTCCATCAGGTCTTTCGGTGGCATTGGTCGCATTATGGTGGTCAATCCTTCATCGCTTCCATGCACCGGTTGTAGTTCCACTGACTGAACCATCGTGCGTTGGTTTGCGGCGGGAACCAATTGGTCATGGATACGGTTTCTCGCATGTAGGTGCGAAGCTGCTTCTGTTCGATCTGGCTGGCTTCTTCGTACAGGTATTCGATGGGCTCGCCGAGGTTGCGCCGCGCCATGATGATGTTGGACATCGCGCCGACGATCAGGCAGAACTTCTCTGGCTGGTGGTGGATGTTGTCGGGGATCTTGCCGGCCATTACCGGCTGACACCAGGCTGCGACAATCAATGCTGCTGCTGCAAAACGTTTCATAAACATAACTCCGCCAAGGGTTCATTTTTTCATAACGATTTTGAATCCAGCCGAAAGCCAATATCCTACTTTATCGGTGTCCGGCTCAAGCCCGGTCAGATCAGACATAAAGCAAACGCCAGCAATATAGTACTTAACCCACCAGCGCGGTATCAGAATAACTTCAACATGAGAAGCTGCCATATCGCCCTCACAATCCGCACCACGAAACCGATTCGTCTCAGTTTGTGGCGCGCACGAACAGTAGCCGGTCAATGACTCGGGCGACATTGCCACGCTCTTTGATCGACAGGATAAGCAACAGGAATAAACAAATGGTGAAGACAGGGGATATCGAGGGCCATTGCTTGTACAGGATGATGGAGCCCATGACCTCGATCCACTCCGCGCCGGCCACTGCAGCGATGCAGAAGGCCGTCAGGCTCGGGAACCACTTGTACTTGGCGCCATTGCGCTGGTACATGAACGCCACAACGAAGCAAAGGCTGCCGCACAACATGGCGTACAGCAGCGTATGGGCATGAGAAAGACTCATCATTCACCTCTCCGGAGTTTCCCGATAGCGGCGGGTAATTCTGTGAGCCACTTCGGGAGTTTCCCGGTGCTGAAAGTTTCAAGGACGCTGATGCTAACCAAGACGGTGATCAGGCTGCATCCGAACGCTGCGATGCCGCTGGTCTTGGTCCAGGCCTGGGCAAGCACTTCAGCCGCGGCGTAGTACCCGCCAACCCATCCAGCTAGCAAGTATCCGACCCGCTGCGGCGTACTCAGTTCCTTGGCCCACAGGACAAAGATCAGCGCTCCCACGAATGAGCACACAACCGCGTTCAGGTCGATCTGGGGCATACAGCTTGCCACAGCAACCCCGGCGAATCCGACAATGGTACAGGCTGCCGGGGTGGCGACATCGGCCATATTCAGTCCCTTAGTGTTTGTAGCGGAAGTGTTGGGGGGCGCTTTGCTCTGTGCAGCCAGACAGCCCAGACACTGCAAAGATCGTAATGCCGACGCTCATGGCGATGGCTAGCATTGACGATCGGCGTTCGTTGCGCGTTCCTTCGGTTCTTTTTAGGCCCTGGATAATAAACACGCAAGCCAGGAACACGTTCGCGCTGATATCCCGATTCATCGAGTAACTGGCCAGGGCCAGCGAGAAAGCCAGACAGCTCCAAGCGGTAGACGGTTTCATTCTCGAGCCTTCGCGTTCGCGTGTTGGTTGATTGTATGCGCTATGCAATCCGTCGTCATGTCAATATGACACTTAGCCGATTGGCGGGTATAAAAAAGCCCCAGCGAAAACGGAGGGGCTTTTTCTAGGCCGCAGCCATTCAGGATTTATACGTTGATGGCTGCCGGCCAATCCGGTGACGCCATCGGTACAGCGCCAGTCATGCCGAAGTGGTTGCTCAAAGCGATCAGGTTGGACTTGACGGGGCTTGAACTGGCATCACCACCCGTTCGCCACTGCGCCATGGTCAAATCATGCTTGACCGACTGAGCCGCAAACGACTCTTGATTTCCGAGAACGAACCCGACCACATACTCGACACGCTCGCCTGCGTAGGCAGAGAACGATCCGAAGCACATCGCCAAGGCCAAACCGATAAAACTCAGACAGCGCTTGATCATCATCCTTTGAATCTCCATTGCAATGGGTTTGGTATTTC